TATGGGTCTTACAGACAAAAACGGTGTTCGTGTTCGTTCATCAGTTGATGACATCAAAGCAGAGATTCGCAAGAACACTGCTACTAAGTATGGAGTCTTTGCAGACCAAATTAACGCAGGTGTAACTCTTTGGGACTTGACATCTAACTACCGTCAAAAGGCTGCAGAACTACTTGAGGTTGACCCTGACACTATCCGTTGGGATGACCCACTGTTTAAAGATGGAAAGATTTTTCAATCTGTTGACCCTAAGGACCCAAGCAAAATTATTGCTCGACCATTATGGGAAGCAGCAAAAATGATTAAAGCAGATGAGCGTTGGCAATATACAAAAAATGCTGATGAAACTTATATGAACTACGGTAAAGCAATGCTAACTAAGTTTGGGATGGTGTCATAATGGCAGTGCCAGATAAAGCAAAACCAACCACCGCTGTTCGTGTAGAACCAGGCGACACACTTAGTGCTATTGCTAAAGCAAATAATACTACTGTTAAAAAACTTATTGAGTTAAATCCAAAGTTTAAAACCGACCCAAAGTATGACGGCGGTAATATGATTTGGAGCAACACGCTTGTAAATATCAAGCCTCCAGTTAAGACTGCAGCAACTCCTGCTGTAACAACACCTGTTGCTCCTGTTGTTCCAGTTACTCCCGTAACACCAGTTACTCCAGTTACACCTGTAACACCTGTAACACCCGTAACTCCAGTAACACCTGTTGTGCCACCCGTTGAGCCTCCAGGCGAAGGCGCTAATACAATTCAGCCTCCAGCCACTGGCGTTCCTGGTGCACCTAATCCAGCACCTACTCAGGTAGATGGCGGAGGAGTCACTGGCACTATGCCAGGAGGCGCTACAGGATTTTCTGGTGGATTTACCCAGGCTGACATTGATAAGGCTTTTAAAGAGGGTGAAGCGACAGCAACTAAGGTTGCAGCAGATAATGCCTTTGCAGTAAAGATGAAGGCTTCTGATAAGTTAATCAATCTCTTTAAGGCTCAAGGTATTGAGGACCCAGCCTTTGCCACATTTATTACTAACAACATCATAAACGATGTGTCTGAGGCACAGACTCTTATTGAGATTTATGACCAGCCAGCATACAAACTACGCTTTCCTGGTATGGATGCACTTCGCAAGAAGAACCGCACTATTGATGAAAAAACATACATGGCTCTTGAGAATCAAATTGTTCAAACTTTGGCTTTCTTTGATTTGCCTAAAGGTTTTTATGATGACCGTGTTAGCCTTGGCAAAATGATTGGCAATGAGGTATCTCCAAAGCAAGTGCAAGACAGAGCACAAATGGCTCAAGACATAGCCCGTGCTGCTGACCCAAATATTCGCAAATCTCTTATGGACTTCTATAAGGTGGGTGAAGGTGGAATTACCGCTTACTTTCTTAATGCAGATATTGCTATGCCATTGCTTGAAAAGTCTGCTAAGACTGCTGAAATTGCAGGTATTGGAAAGACATACGGATTTAATGAGTTTGGTATGGCAGAGGCAGAAGCACTTGGTGTCAAGGATACCTACGCAAAACTTAGCCAAACAGATATGACTAAAGCCTTTGGTCGAGCAGCACAACTTGCTGCAACACAGTCACGACTTTCTTATCTTGACAAAGAAACATACTCAGATAGAGAAGCATTGGCTGCTACAATTGAAGGCGACCAGCAAGCAATACTTGCATCTGAAAAACGAGCAAAGCGAGAACAAGCACGCTTCGGCGGTTCTAGCGGATTGAGTTCAACCTCACTTCGCACTGGCTCTAACATATAAAAAATCCCCACCCTGACCGACTAGCCCAGGGGGGCGTACAAGACTAGGAGCGATAGCCAGCATGGTTTCCCCGAACCATGTTGTGGATTGCGAATACAACAACTAACAAGGGAGATAGGTAGATGGCTACCAATTATGACGATGACGATTTCGATGAGGACTTTGAACCTCAAGATGTTGTCAAGCAATTACGCAGAGTAAATAAAACGCTAGAAAAGCGTTTGAAAGAACTCGAAGTAGAAGCAACAACTCTAAAGAATCAGACTCGTCAACGCACCGTAAAGGATGTGTTGACTGCAAAGGGTATTAACCCAAAGGTCGCAGCGTTCATACCTCAGGACTTAGATGCTTCGGAAGAAGCAGTTAATAACTGGCTTAATGAATATGGCGATGTATTTGGTGTTAACCAAAATGCTAATGAAGGCGAGAGCCAGGCATCAAAGGACCCAGCACTACAAGCGCAAAAAAGAATTAACGATGTTGTATCAACAGGCACTCCTCCAGGAGTGGATGAAGATTCAATGGCAAAAATTCTTAATGCTAAAAGTGCTGCAGAACTCAGTGCATTACTCGGTGTTTCAGTTCAATAACTCAAACTACCAATCACCAGGAGGTGAACCCACATGGCATACACAGATTCGTCAGCACTCGCTGGCTTAATCAAAACAGCGTATGACCGCTATGTAGAGTTTGCGCTTCGTTCACAGCCACTGATTCGTTCAGTAGCCGACAAGCGCCCTGCTCAACAGGCAATGCCAGGTTCAAGTGTTGTATTCTCAATTTACAACGACTTGGCACCAGCAACAGCATCACTATCAGAAACAACTGACCCAGATGCAGTAGCACTATCAGATGTAACAACAGTTGCAGTTACACTTAACGAATACGGCAATGCCTCACTCGTTACACGCAAGTTGCAACTATTCTCACTATCAGATGTTGACCCTGCAGTAGCAGACATCATCGCTTACAACATGGCTGACTCACTAGATAGACTAGCCATGAACACTCTCCGCCAAGGAACAAATGTTATCTACGGTGGAAGTCGCACATCAACAGCAACAATCACAGCATCAGATACAATCACTGCTGCTAACATCCGCCGTGCAGTTGCTAAACTTCGTTCAAACAAGGCTGTTCCTCGTGAAGGTTCACTTTACTGGACAGGTATCCACCCAGAAGTTTCACACGACCTTCGTGCAGAAACAGGCGTTGGTGGATGGAACGACATGCACAAGTATGCAGAGACAGGCACAGGCAACTTCTGGGCTGGCTCAATCGGAACCTACGAAGGCGCTTTCTTTGTTGAAACACCTCGTATGTATCGTGGCGTAGACGGTGCAGATGCAACAGCACTTGCTACAACAGCAGTAACTGTTGCTGGAACATCAGCAGGTCTAACCTTCGGTGTTGCTGCAACATCTGTTATCGCTCTCCAGGCAGAAGCAGGAGACAAGATTTCAGGCACAGGTATTGCTACTGGTGCAAAGATTGTTTCAATCGTAACATCAGGTTCAACCGCAACAATCACTGTAGACACAGCAAACACTGCTGCAGTTACAGCGACAACTGTTGTAACAGTAACTCCTGTTACTGCTAACTACCGCACAATCATTGCTGGAAAGCAAGCGCTTGCTGAGGCAGTTGCACAGGAGCCAAATGTTGTCATCGGACCAGTTACAGACAAGTTGCTTCGTTTCCGACCAATCGGTTGGTATGGAGTTCTTGGCTTTAGCCTTTACCGTGAAGCAGCACTTTACCGCATTGAGACTGGTTCATCCATCTCTGCATAAAGTAATTGTAGTTGAGGGGGGCGGGCGAATCCCGCCTCTCTCTCTACACCAACTAAGGAGAAACAGTGGCAGAGTATTTATTTAAAACACCAAGTGTTGAAGAAACACCAATGGGCTGGCACCGTCTCCTTGAGCGTTATTCAATTGCTCGTGGCGTAACAGTAATGATGATAGATGGTATGTATTCCTCCTATCGCTACCCCGCACAAACTCAAATTGCTACAGCAACAGAAACATACTTAGGTGGACACGAATATATTATTGACGAAGCAACTAAGAATCGTCTAACAAATCCAAGTATCGGGGGCAATTATGGAGACTACATCACTGAGTTATGATTGCTCACTTAAAGGGCATATTGGTAAAATAGCAAAAGATGGCTATGAGTTAATAGATGGACAAATGTTTCCTAAGGTTGAGTTGTTTGGCTGCACTAAGTGCGATGCCACCTCACCAGAACCGTGGTCAGACTGGGGTGTAGTAACCCCCAACTCAGACCACATTGATTCAGAATTTTGCCCATGTTTTGGGTGTAAGGCTAAGACTCTCCAACTATCCCCAGGAGATGCTGCAAGCAATAAAAATATGTCCCAAAAGAAATGGGATAAAGAATTAAATCTTTATAGAGATGCTCGTAATCAAGGAATACAACCAGCAGGAACTTCTACCAAGCAGGTGCAAAAAGCAATAGATGATTCAAACAAAGTAGGCAAAGCCTACGATGCAAACACTAATAGTTTTAAGGAGTAAACATGACTGCCATTGTAGGTATTCAGGGAAAAGGCTGGGCAGTAATTGCAGCAGATTCCATGACTACCTATGATGACAAACCATACTATGCCAAAGGTATGGACAAAGCAGTGCGTAAAGGTGACTATGTGTTTGCCTTTGCAGGAGATGCTGTTGCTGGAAACATAGCAGAGTTCTTATGGACTCCACCAAAAATTATTAAAACAATGAGTCTTGATGCTTTTATGCAAGTCAAGGTGCTTCCATCTCTACGAGATGCAATGAAAGAACATGGCTATGAACCAGATGCAATCAAAGACCCAAACGCTGGCTTTGATGCGCTTATGTGTTTAAACGGTGTTATTTATGAAATTGATGAAGAATATATGTGGTCACGAGATGACCGTGGACTTTACTCAGTAGGCAGTGGTGGGCAATTAGCACTAGGTGCATTAGCCACTGGCTTTAGTAAAAACTCTATTAAGGCAGCAGAGTTTGCTGCTCGTAGAGCAATTAAGATTTCCGCTGACTACTGCATAGGTGTTGGTGGGGATGTCAAAGTAATCACACAAAAGGGGAACAACATGGCAGCAGCAAAGAAGAAGGCAGTATCACCAGCACTAAAGAAAAAGGCTTATGCAATGGCTGAAAAGGCTGAATCAAAATCTGCAAAGGCTAAAGAATTAAAGAAGGGCATGTCAATGCTCAAGAAAAAAGGTATGTAACTATGTGCACACAATGTGGATGTGGGACTAAAACCGTCAATGCAGACGACAACTTTGGAACAATTAACCCGTATGGCATCCCTGCCCCTGCGGTCAATAATCCGACTACTCTTGGTGGAAAGTAAAGAAAAAAATGACAGACCCTAGACTAAAGCGAGCAGGAGTGTCGGGCTTTAATAAGCCTAAGCGCACACCGAGCCATCCAACGAAGTCGCATGTAGTTGTGGCAAAGTCTGGTGACCAGGTTAAAACTATTCGCTTTGGTCAACAGGGTGTTAGTGGAGATAAGACTCCAACAGCAAGACAAAAATCATTTAAGGCTCGTCACGCTACCAACATTGCTAAAGGCAAAATGAGTGCAGCGTATTGGGCAGATAAGGTGAAATGGTAATGGCTAAAAAAGAAGTATGGGATAAACCAAACCCTAAGAAAAAATCCACACCTTTGTCACCTGCTGCTAAAGCATCTGCTAAGGCTGCCGCTAAAAAGGCTGGCAGAAAATACCCCAATCTTGTGGACAACATGAGAGCAGCACGAAAGAAGGCTAACTAATGGCTACAGGTTATGCAGGCTCTACACTCGTTGCTGAGTTAAATAGACTTGCCAATGAAGGCACATATCCAGACCGCACTGTTTTTCTGGATGCCCCAGGTGCAGCCAATAAATGGGCTGGCACTACTGGTAAAGATTTATTAGGAGCATTGAACTACAAGGCTAGTTCATCTCGTCAACCAGATAACTACAAAGGTTTAAACTCAGTGTGCAATGAACTTGCTGGAACCACTGACAAGTCAGCAGTATCAGCCTTAAGGAGCATTGACCTGTGAGCACACTTGAACAAATTACTGACCGTGTAGATACGCTTCTTCATGGCTACAGTTTAAACATGGAATCAACTACATGGTTGACTGGTGCTGTAACAACTACAACACAAACAACCATTTCTGTTAATGATGCCAATGTAGTAAGCCGTGGTTTTATTCAAATTGGCGATGAGATTATGTATGTCAACACTACAAATAACATTGACAATACCCTTACCCTTGCACCATGGGGTCGTGGGCAGCGTGGCACAATAGCAACAACGCATGACAACTCATCTAAGGTAATGGTCTCGCCATTGTTCCCACGCTATGAAATCAAGCGTGCTATCAATGACACGCTTAATGCAATGTATCCAGATGTATTTGCTATTGGTCAATACCAATTTCCATTTATTGCTGCTCGCACAACTTACGATGTTCCAGATGCAATTCGAAATATCTTGTCTGTAACTCACCATGTTATTGGTCCATCTCAAGAGTGGCTACCAGTGCGTGCGTGGCAACTAGATAGAACAGCCAACCCAGCACAATACGGAACAAACGGTGCTTTTGGACATACCCTTGGTATTTACTCAGCAGTAGTTCCAGGTCGTATCGTCAATGTGGCTTACTCAAAACGCCCAACACTTTTTGACATTACACAATTACCATCAGTTACACAAGAATACTCAACGGTAACTGGCATGCCTGACTACTCAGAAGATGTAGTTATCTATGGTGCAGCCTTCCGTATGATTTCTTTCCTAGACCCTTCACGCCTTGGCGCACTATCTGCAGAAGCAGATATTCTTGATAACCAGCGTGGAGCACGAAGTGGTGAAAACGCAGCACGCTTCTTATTTAATGTTTACAACACTCGTCTTAAGGAAGTTGCGGAGAACCAACGCCGTCAATTCCCTATTCGTTCACACTATCAGAGATAAGGCACCCCCATGGCAGCAGGTGACCCAGGAGTACTCAAGCGGAATTTTTCCGCCACAGCGATTGAAACAACGCTCGTTAACTCTATTTCATCAGCAGCAACTGGCGACACAACTACAAGCGTTTCTGTTGTATCTGTTAGCGGTTACCCTGCTGCTCCATTTACACTTATCCTTGCACCAGATACCAATAAAGAAGAAGTTGTTACTTGTATATCTGTAGTTGGAACAACACTTCAAATTGTTCGTGGTCAAGACTCAACTCTTGCAGTTTCGCATACTGCTGGCACTTCTGTTCGCCATGGTGTATCTGGTCGTGACTTTAAAGAAGAACAAACTCACATTGCAGCCCGTGGCTATGATGCTGACTCAGGTATTCTCTCTAACGCTGGTCAGACACATGTGCACGGACTTGAAACTGGCGATGGTTCAGTAGTTG